TTATTTTATTATAGACTCTAAAATATCAACTGTTTCACTTTCCATTTTATCTGTAACATGTGAATAGGTATCCATAGTTGTTGATAATTTAGAATGTCCTAATCTTTTTTGTATATCTTTTATATTGGCACCAGACTCTAATAACATTGTGGCATGTGTATGTCTCAAACTATGAAAATCAAATTTTATCATTAGTTCATAATTTACAACCCTACTTAGATATTTAATACTATAAGTTGTGATATGTTCACCATTTTCTTTTGTGCATACCCAATTAGAACCAGCATACCATTGCCCATATTTAAGCTTCATTTCCTTTTGATACAATTTATGTTGTTTCAATATTTCAATTAGCGTATTACCGATTTTTATATTTCTATATGAACTCGTTGTTTTTGGTGTGCCTAATTCAAAGACGCCTTTCCCTTTTCCTATTAATGTATGTTCTACTTTTATTATTCCTTTCTCTAAATCTATATTATTCCATTGCAAAGCAGTAACTTCTCCACCTCTCATCCCTGTATGAAAAGCAATCTGTAAAGGAACATAAAAACTAGTGCCTTGTGGGAATCGCTTAATAATTTTATTAAAGTTATCTAATGACAAGACTTTTAAATCTTCTTTAGACTTTTTATTTTCTTGTGTCTTTGGTGCTTTTACATAAAACATAGGATTTTCTTTAATGTACTTATATGGATGAACAGCCATTTTTAATGATCCACTTAAAACACCAAAAAAATTATTAATTGAATTCTTACTATAACCTTCTAAGTGTTTTTGGTTTAAAAACTTCTGCAATATAGCTGGGTTTAGGTTTTTTAATTTGTAATGTCCGATTGCAGGAGTTATATGGTTTTTTATTATCCTACCGTAATAATCTTGGGTACTATACTTGCAATTTAAAAGTACGTATTCCTTGTACCAATAATCAAGGTAGTTATTAAAAGTAATGCTACTTTCTAAAAGTACACTTCCTTTATTCTCTAGTTCATTTTCGGCTTTTCTTAATGCTGCTAATGCTTCTTTTTTAGTACTTCCGCCTTTCCTTTTTATTCTTTTCCTTTTGCCATCTACTACACCTAGATCAATGCAGTAATACCATGTTTTTTCATCCCTTTTGTAAACATGCCCCATGATTAAACCTCCTTATCAAATGTATGTTTGTTGAAATTTATATATAAAAGAGTAGCGTTTACTACTCTAGAATAGATTTAACTAAAAATTTTCTATTTTTTCATATACCTTATAACCAAAGGTTTCATTATCTTCCGACCCTTTACAAAATACTATTGTATAATTATCTAGTTCTGCAGATAATCCGTATTTAGATTTATAACATTCCAATGCTTCACTTAAGAATTCTACTGTCACATTTAAATATTCAGCCATTTCGTATATATTTCGGCAATTAGCCTTATGAGCATCAACTAAACCCTTTAAGCTAACTAATTTATTATAAGAATACAGCCTAGCTCTATACTCTTGCTTACTGCTCTCAATATCATCTAAATCTAATATATCGCCATAAGATGTATGATGATGAGCTAATTCTTCAGCTAAAGTACAGGATTTTTCTGCTAGCGTCTGAAGTTTAAATTTATTAAGTGCTATCTTATTATTTTTATACAGCCCTTTTGCTCCAGAATCGAATTCGATTTCCTTAACTAAAATATTGTTTTCGTAAGCCTCGTTTTCCAATTCTTCAAAAGTATTCAAAACATCACCTACCATTCCCAATCATCCATTTTTGCTAAGTCTTTTTTGACCTTTTCCATTTCTTCTGGCTCGTCCCAATGATCGTTATGCGCTGCAATAGTTTGTACTGGATTTTCTTTATTTAATTTTTCTAATTCTTCTTTAAGATTAATTTCCTTATTGTTTTCTTCAGTTTTATCTGTGTATTTATCTATTTGAGTTAAATCTTGAACACTATCTATAGCTTTGTCTTTGCCTAAGCTATTTAATTTATTAAAATTATTCAATAGTGTCTTTTCTTTTAAGTCTAAAATATTATTAACATCTTTTTTACTTTGATACTCTTTTTCCCAACCCATTAAGTGTGCTGGTGTAGTTTTTAATGCTTTAGCTAATGGTTCAAGCACATTTATTGATAAGTTTTCTATCTCATCGCTTTCATATCTATATATAGTAGCACGATTTTTATTCAGTTTTTTAGCTATGTCATCAACAGAGATGCCGAGCTCTTTTCTTCTTTTTTTTATTCTTTCACCGATGCTCATTTTGTTAATTCCTCCAAACCATTATTTTATTAAAAGTATATCATGTGATTCGCATTTTTGCAACTAAAGATTGATATATATATAAAATAATCGCATATAATGCAAAAAAAGTATTGACTTGCGAAATTATTGGTGCTAAAATCAAATTAATCGCATGAGATGCGAAAAGCGAGGTGAGGAAATGGTAAATGTAGATAAGCTTAGAGGCAAAATTGTTGAAAAAAAGTTAAATATAACATGTCTGGCAAGGAAGATAGGAATAAACAAATCTACTTTATATCGAAAACTAAAAACAAACGGTGAAGAACTTTCAATTAAAGAAGCTCATACAATCGCAAAAGAATTAAATTTATCTTTAGAAGAATTAAACTCGATTTTCTTCAGCGATTTTATTGAAGAATTTGAATCTAAATCTAATTAACGAGAAAGGAAAAATAAAATGAATAATTTAGTTGAAGTAAATAACAAAGAATTAGAAGTTAAGGAGTATGGAGGTAAAAGGGTAGTTACTTTTAAAGAGATCGACATGATACACGAAAGAACAGAAGGAACAGCAGGGAAGAACTTTAGAAACAATAAAAAGCATTTTATTGAAGGTGTAGATTACTTCGAGGTCACGGCAAAAAATTCCGACACCATAAATAGTCCGAAAAACGGACAAAGCTTAGAGGATTATGGTTTCAGCAAATTTGCATCAAATGGGATCTTAATAACCGAAAGTGGCTATCTAATGTTAGTAAAGTCCTTTACAGATGATTTGGCATGGGATGTACAAAGAGATTTAGTAAGTAAATATTTTAGAAAAACAGAAAATCCATACTTAAATATGTCAAAAGAACTGCAGGCAATATTTATGGTAGACAAGAAACAGCAGGAACTAGAAAAGGGGCAAGAAGTTCTAACTGAAAAAGTTACTAACTTAGAAAATAAAATGACTATCAATTATGAACTAGCCGAGAATATCAGATCAGAGGTTAGTGCGAAAGCGGTACATAGTTTGGGAGGTTATAACTCACCAGCATATAAAAAACTAAGCAAGAAAGCATACAGTGCGCTGCACAGAGATTTAAGAGGTTATTTCAAAGTTAATAGTTATAAAAATTTATCTATAAAAAGATACGAAGAGGCAATTAATTACATACAAGGATGGACACCAGGAACAAATTTAAGACTTGAAATAAAAGAAATGAATAATCAAATAGAATTTGCAATTAATTAGGAGGGAAATATGAGAAAAGTACATAGATACTACGTCAAAACAATACACGACGATTTCGGAAATACAGATGCAGAGTTATTAACTGGTAGACAAGCTAGGAATTTAGGATATTACAATGATTACTACCAAACAACAGATGAACACGATATATATGTAGATGGGTTTGATTCTAAACAAGAGGCTAAAACATTTATGTATGAAGTATTAGAAGAACAGGAGGGATTAATATGACAAATAATCAAGCATTAGAAGCTGTAGTAAGTGCAATGCAAGCACTAATAAAAAATGATGATAAAACAGAACAAAAAACAAAGTCAATTGAAATAACTAAAGAGATAATCAAAGAAGATACCTTATTATCTGCAAAAATTGAAAATGTATTGTTCACCGTTAAGGAGCTAAAACAAATATTCAAAATGAGCGAAGGTGATGTATATGACTTAATAAATAAAGGAGAATTAAAGGCTATGAAATTAGGAAGATTAAAAGTTCCTTATTTTGAAGTAGAGAGGTTCTTGAGGGATAACTTAGGTAGAGATTTTGATTTGAAAAATTAACAGGAGGTCTTTAAATGAACAAATTATCAAAAATTATAGCAGGGTTTTTAATATTATCAAGTTTAACAATCGGAGCAGTAGCAATCTACAACATTAATCATATTTACGATAGGATCGCAGAACTAGAAGAGGTTAATAGCCAACAATATCACAGGATTCTAGAATTGGAAAACAAATAAAAACTGGACAAGAATAGGAGATAATTAAATGAACTTTATAACGTATCTAATAGGTTGTATTAAACACAGAGAGAAACCGTCTCTAAAGCACTACGTAGATTGTGTAAATGTAATAGAAAACGCTAAATCTGAGTTAAAGGAGTGGATTTAAAATGGACAAGTTAAAGGAAAGCATAATGATTGTTGATTCAAATATTAACACAGCAGAGGAAATGCTAAAAGATAATGAAATAAGGTTGTCTGAAATAAAGTGTACTGCAATTAAATATTGTTCGCGAGATGAGGGCAAAATAGAAAATCAGCAATTAGTTGTAAATGATTTAAAATCTCAGCTTAAAATGGCAAAGACAATTAAAAAAGGTCTAGTTCTGATACAAGAAAGAGAAGAGCAAAAAGAAAAGAGCCGCTCCAACGACTCAATTCAAGACTTGCAAAAATTAATTACGTTAATTATACCACAGGAGGCATAATTATGAAAATAAAAGACTTAGAAACAGATATATTACTTACAAAATTAGATACTAGTTTTGTAGATGAAGATTACAAAATGGGATATATAAACGGTTTAGAATTATTCACGAAAAGATATAAACAAAATTATAGTTTAGTAGATTTAAATAAACATCTAATTGATTTAACTAAAGGTTTCAAAGGAAGTTATATAGATGGTTTTGTGCTTGCATATAAAAGCAATCTTACAAAGCTAGAGAAGGAATTAAAACATTAATATATTGGGGGAATTAATTATGACTAACAATAGAGATATTGTTTTAAGACAAGTAAATAATTTTACTGGAACTTTATTAACAAAAGAAGAAGAGGCACTACCTAAAGGGTTTAATCCACTTAGATTTAGACAAAATGCAATTACAGTTCTTAACGATACAAAAGATATAGAGAAGTTAAAAGGGCAAGAATTTCAGATAGCTAGAACACTAATGAAAGGTGCTTACTTAGGATTAGACTTCTTCAATAAGGAATGTTATTGCATTATATACGGCGGAAAACCAAGTTTTCAAACGGACTATAAAGGCGAGATTAAATTAGCTAAAAAATACAGTATGAATCCTATAAAAGATATATATGCAAAGTTGGTAAGAGAAGGCGATGATTATGAGTCAGAAATTATTAACGGACAGCAGACAGTACATTTTAAACCAAAACCATTTAATAACGGAGACATTATAGGAGCCTTTGCAGTATGCCTGTTTCATGATGGTAGCATGTTACATGATGAAATGAGTAAAGAAGATATAGAAGAAACTAGAAGGAATTACTCAAAAATGCCTAATGGTCCAAGTTGGACGAAGAGTCCAGGAGAAATGTATAAAAAGACAATTTTAAGAAGGTTATGCAAATTAATAGAACTGGATTTTGATAATATAGAGCAAAAAAGAGCATTTGACGAAGGTGGAGACGCTACATTCGATAATGCCGACGAAATAAAAGAAGCTAAGGAAAAATCAGTATTTGATGATGATAAGGAAGATGAAGATACAATTCAAGATGCGGAATTTAAAATAATAGATGATAGTGAGGAGCTTGAAGGACAAACAAATATGTTTGGAGGGGATGAAGTTGCTACAGATAAATAAGGATAACTACTTTAGTTTAGAAGCTGACAGGGAATATTTCTCTGTCTCCCAATTCAAAAGCTTTAGAAGTTGCGAAGCTAAGACAATGGCCAAACTTAATGGAGAATGGTCGGACAGAGACAATGATGCTTTCATATTAGGTTCTTATGTACATGCTTGGAATGAGGGAGCTAACTTAGGGGAATTTAAAGCTAATCATCCTCAAATGTTTAAGAAAGGTGGTTCTTTATTAGCTAAGTATGCAATAGGCGACAAGATGATTGAGACATTGCAAAACGATCCTTTCATACAACGAGTTAGAGAGGGAGAAAAAGAAGTAATAATGACCGCTGAATTGTTTGGGGCTCCTTGGAAAACAATGCTTGATATATACAATCCAAATAAAGAATACTTTGCAGATTTAAAGACTACAAGAGATATAATGTCAAGAATTTGGAATGAAGAGGCAAAGACTAAACAGAACTTCATAGTTGCTTATGATTATGTACTACAAATGGCAGTATATGCAGAGATAGAGAGATTAAATAGAGGCGGAGACAAACACTTACAATCTTTCATAATAGCGGTATCTAAAGAAGATATCCCAGATAAGGAAGTAGCTTGGGTTAAGGAAGAATATATGCTGGACAAGCTCTTGGAAGTAGAAATAAGGCTACCGCATTACATAGAAGTTAAGAATGGTTTAGTAGAACCAACTAGATGCGAATGTTGTGATTATTGCAGGAGTACCAAAGTATTAAAAGGTCCAGTTAGTTTTACAGAATTATAAAAGTAGGTGGTGGGATTGAGCGAGAAGACAGAAGTAAAGATCGAAAACAATAGCATATTAAGCAATGGATATGGCTTAATCCCACAGATGGTGGCAAGAGATAAGACCATATCCATAGGAGCTAAAGGATTATATTCTTACTTGTCTAGCATGGCAGGAGCAAATGGGACTTGCTATCCATCAAGAGACATAATTACTCATGAGCTTAGTATAGGTAAAAATACATTTACAAAATATTTAAATGAATTAAAGGATAGAGGATATATAAAAGTATCACAAAGAAGAGCTGGCAAAGGCAAAATGTATAACAACATTTACGAGATTGTATTTGATAAGAATTATATAAGCGATATGTGGATAACTGAACCGTGTACCCAAAACAGTGACACGGGTAATATAGGAGAAATACCTCCGTGTCCCCAAATTAGTGACACGGTTGATAAGATTGAAAACGCTATAGTTGAACCGTGTACCAAAAAAGAGGACACGGAAGAATCATTGGAATTTCAACATTCGACACCGTGTCCCTATTTACCGTACACCGTTAATGAGGACAGTAATAGTAACAGTATTAATATTAATAGTAAGTATGTATATGAACAGGAAAATAAAAAAGAGGATAATCCCATAACAGAATTTAAGAAACTATATGAACAAAATATCGGAGTTGTATATCCAATAAAAGCACAATGGCTTATAGAACTGTCACAAGAGATAGATATACATTTATTTAAAAGAGCAATAGAGATTTGCGCTGAAAATGAAAAAATGAGTAATTCATATTTGAATGGAATCCTCAGAAAGTGGCGAGATAAAAATATTACTACATATGAACAATTAAAAACCTATGAGCTAGGTGTTAGAAATAAGCAAGAATCTACGGGGAAAAAAACAACTAAAGAATCAAGTTATAGACCTAAGAAAACTAAGTTTCACAATTTTAATGAATCGTTTACACAATATTCAGAGGCTGAACTGGACGAGATTATCAGAAAGAGCCAAAGAGAAAAGTTTAAATAGGAGGGGGACAACCCCTCTAGAAAGGGAGAGAATATGCAAACTAAAACAATTATAAACGTTAAGCAAATTGAAGATAGAACACCTATAGGAGAAGGCAGTAAAGTAAGAGTTGTTCATCCAAGTGTTGGTGGATTTGATGCTATGGTTGTTCGTATTGAAGGGGAGTATTTTTTAGTAAAAATGGATGATGCAAAATACTTGCAGATCACATCCAATAGTTTATATGTTAACGGAACTACAAGCAGTGGAGCTGTTATTACAACAGTTTATAAAAAATGTGAAATAAACTTGGAAGGATAAAGGTGATTACATGTTAAGAAGAGATAGAAACACTTGCTATAAGATAGTACAGCAGATTCTAATAGAACTAAGGAGAGACGGATACTTAAGCGAGTTAGAGCTTGCAGATTACATAGATACGATATTTAAAGCTGAATATTCTAATAGAAATAATACAGATGAAATGAAAGCGTTAGTGAGTAGGGAAGTTTTGAAGGATCATGAATATAAGGCTTATTTGGAGGGATGTATATGAAAGTAAAACTTGAGATGTACAAGCCCTTATAAATAAAGCAGGTCATGTAATAGATAAAGCGGATCGATTGATAGATGAAGCAGATAACATTCTTGAAGCGTTAATTAAGGCTGAGAGAGATTTGGAGGGTGAATATGAGTAAATTTAAAGTTGGAGATACTGTATGTTTTGGAGATGATGGAGTTAAAAGAACTGGTAGGATTGTTAGGATAATAGGTCTATTTAGAAAAGAATATTTAATTGAGCATGAAGGTATATCTTTAATTTATTTGTTTGATAGAAGAGAAAAAGATATTTATAAACCTCTTGAGACGATAAAAGAGCCTATAAATGGAAATGAGGTGCAAAATGATTAATTATACAATTGAAATACCGCTAACAGGATATGTCTCTATTGAAGTTACTGCAAATAATGAAAAAGAGGCGATTAATAAAGCATTTGAGAGTGCAACTCTTGAAGAGATAGTGGAATGGGAATTACACGAATATGTAACACAAGGCAATTGCTCGCGTGCTTTAAAAAATGAAATTGAGGTATTTAAGGAGGATTAAAAAATGATTATACATAAATTTATAGTACATGTATTAGATAAAAATAGTGATGTACCAATACTAAATGACTTTGAAGGAAAGATTACACAAGAGGTGGACGGATTCTTTCAGAAAGTAATTAAGAGAGTTAGTAAGGATGATGATGTAAGAAAGGCAGTATTTAAAGATTATCACGATAATATAATTAAAAATTGTTGTGAACAGATTATATACAACGAAGATACGTTTTTAGATAACTCTAAGGAGATAGCATCATATTTATTTGAAATAATGAAGGTTAATTCAGAATTGGAATCGTGTGACTTGGCTATATGCTTATACACTAACAAGGATGAAAAGAATGTTGCTATATTAAAACTGGATTATAAAAAGATTTATAACCACTCAATAGAATTTGTAGATGAAAAGTTTAATATAAATTTTAAATCTAATGAAGTTGGAGTTGTCGAAACACAAAAGCCTAAGCAATGTGCTTTGATAGGGGTTAGTGGTATTAATGACGATTACCATCTTAAAGTGTTGGACAAGATCTCAGAAAAAGAGGGAACTGAAACTAAATTCACATCACAATTTCTGAATATTGAAAAAATACTTGATGATAAATATATGACTAAGACGTTTAAGGCAAGTGCTGATAATTGGATTACTAATGTGATTACTGATGTGAAAGAGGCTGAGAACGTAAGAAGTGAGTTAAATTATGTACTTAAGGAAAATGATGAAATAGATATTAAAGATTTTGCAGATAGTTTTTTACAAGAGGATAAAAAAGAAAGTTTTATAGAATTAATGGAAGAGAAGGAAATAGAAAGTTTTTACATAGATAAAGATTGGGTTAATAAGAAAGTTAAAAAGAGAAAAATCAAGACGGACAACGGATTTAGTATAGATGCAAATATAACGGATTTTGAAGATCCTATGAAGTACAGCATTAGAAAAAATGAGAATGGAACATTTGATATTGTTGTTAAAAATGTTTGTTTCTATGAAGAAAAGTAGGTGATGGTATGGATTATTTAGAGCTACTAGCAAAACTAAAACTATTATTTGGATATTTGTTGCCACTGATAATAATAGCTGTAACATTTATTTTATGGGCGATATCAACAACAATTATAAAGATTATAGAAATAAGAAAAAGGAAGAATGAGATAAAGAATGAAAGTGATTTTTACAATAGAAGGGGAGCCTCAAGGAAAAGGTAGACCAAGATTCGGAAAACACTCAGTCCGTACGCCTGAAAAGACTAAAGCATATGAAAATCTAATTAAATATACATACAAAACCAAAGCAAAGCATTTCTTTGAGGGATATGTGAATATGACAATTAATTGTTATTACGCTATAGCTAAAAGTAATACTAAGAAAGTGAAAGAACAGAAGTTAGATAATATATTAAGACCGGACAAGAAACCGGATATAGACAATGTTTTAAAGGTATTTGGTGATGCATTAAATGGAATAGCATATAAAGATGATGCTCAAGTTATTAGAACTACTTGTGAAAAATATTATAGTGATAATCCTAGGGTTGAGGTTGTTTTAGAAGATTTATAGAAATATAGGGGTGATGTTATGGCTAACGATTTAGAAAAAGATTGTATAAAGTTTACAGAAAGATTGCTAAAAGGATATAGGGAATTAAAACTACATTTGGAAGAATTAAAAAGGCTTAAAGAAACTTTAAAGTGTGATTATACAACACAAGCTATTACATATGACAAAGAAAAAGTATCTCCAACTAATAAAATATCCAAAGAAGTTGAGGAAGAAGTTATAAGGACCTTAAGCAAGATAGAGGAATTGGAAAAAGAGATTGAAGAGGAAAATAGTTTAATAGCTAAAATTGAAAGAGCTATAAATAATTTAAAACCTATACATAAAGAGATAATAGAATATAAGTACATAGATGGTTTAAGTTGGGATGAAATAATTGAAAAGACTAAAAATACTACTTATAGTGAAAGATCATTGAAATATAAAAGAAGTGAAGCTGTAAAAAGTATAGCCATAAGATTATTTGGAAGTAAGGTTTTTAAGGAAGATGAACCTAGTTTGTTTGAATTAATTAAAGAATAAAAGGATATAGAGTAGAATAATTCTACTCTATATTAGTAAAAACTATTTATTATTTTTCTCTCGTACAAATATATATATGGATACTATCAATAAAATTATAGCAATTATTCCAGGAGAAAAAGTTGCTAATTTTGTTAATGGAGGAAGGTAATCTAACCAACTATCTAATAAAGTTGCATATACGGTATTAGGTTCTGCTAGTATAAATATTAATTTACTTAATAAAAAAGTAACTGATTGTATTAATAGTGAAATAATACTTAATACTAGAAAATATAACGATATAAATTTACTTTCCTTTTCGTTTAAATTTATTTTATTCATATTTTACCTCTCAGTGTTTACAAATTTTTACTACTAAAATCCCAATTGTCAAATACTTTTACAGTTGCAGTTGCAGTTTTTCCAGTAAAAGTTCCTTTAGCATAGTATCTTTGTACAACTTGATAAGTTTTGTATCTAGGTCTAAAAATTATCATTTTTCTTTTGCCTTTAGGAATTGAAATAGAATATGATGCAGCGTATGTATCAGATTTTCCAATTGTCACTCCTAAACTTTTTCCAATAGAAACCGATCCTATTGGAAAAGAACCTGAAATAGTATTAGTATAAGATAAGTTAGCAATACTTCCTTTATTAATACCTATTGTAGCTGGACCAGAGCCGCTAGGTCCGTTTCTCCATGGGCCATAATTTGTGGAAACAAGCTTTTTAGAGTGAATTTTCCAACCTAAACTAGTAGCTGATCTTGCTAAAGAATTTGCAGAATTTACATCTGGGTATAATGTGTCGTCTTTAGATAAATCTACTTTTGGAATTTCATTTTCTAAATAATCTATATTTAATAATTCTTTTAGATACTCAGGTTTTTCTTCTTTTAATTTATTATATAGATCTACATTATCTCTCACTTCATCTGCTGTATATTCCGTATCTTCTATGTATATATTTTCTGACTCTGTTGTTTCTACTGCGTACGCAGTTGAGGCAATAGGAATAGTTAACATAACAAATGCCATTGTAGTAACTAATATTTTATTAATTCTTTTGTTTTTCATTTAAACACCATCCTTATTTATATTTACTCAAATTGTAATATATTAAATATATTAATTCAATAAATTTGACATAACTGGTCGTTTTAAGGGTAAAACTGGGAATGATTATCGTTATAATTGAATATTAAAAAAATTTTAAATTGCATTTTTATTGCCTGTTTCATTAAGAAATACATGAGATAATTGTATTGTGGAAAAATATTTCACGACATACAATTTCATAACTGGCTAGGCTTCGTTAAATGGATTGTCTAGCCAGTACATGCAAGTAGTGGATCCCGTAGGCTCGATTCCTACGACTTGCACCTCCTTATGATTTTATTATAGATAGGTGGGTGAGACTGGTGATCTCGCCCTAACGTGGAGAAGTAGCTCAGAGGTAGAGCAATTGACTGTTAATCAGTAGGTCGTAGGTTCGATTCCTATCTTCTCCTCCATTATCACCTTGTAGCTCAGATGGATAGAGCAACCGCCTTTATGTGGTAAGTCGTAGGTTCGATTCCTACTAAGGTGGCCAACTTAAAATGTAGCTTAGTATAGGTAGCTCCTGTAGCTAAGAAAAACATGCTAGTGGGGTTTTAGCCTACTATTTACCCCTGTAGCTGTGTAGAATTTAACAGCATAAACAATAAATCTCTTAGTAGACAACAAACTCACTAAGGTATTAAAGAAGTTTGTAAAGAATGGGTGCCAATAAAACCACTCAAGAACAATGGAGTGAGCCAAGTCCTGCTGACGAGTAGGGCGTTTACATGTGAAGTGTAGTATTAATCTATGTGCAACTCATAGACTTCGCTTAACAATGTATTTTAGCAAATACAACTCCCATTAGACTTAGATTAATTTCTAGGTCTTATTTTTTTATAAGGAGAAATTGATATGAAGGAAAATATTAAAGGATTTTGGTATTTGTGTTGGCTTGTAATTTGCATAGAAGTGTTTTTAGGAGGAATGAAAGAGGCGGTACATCTCCTTGCTATTGAAAAATATTTAGCAAGCGGAGGAACAGCAGTTATAACAGGAATATGTTTTTGGGGTGGTGGACATGTTTATGGATTAGCGAGAGAACATATTCAAAAGGAAAATAAAAATTAATATAAAGGAGTAATGATTATGGAAATGAAAGATATATTTGCAATTATCAAAACTTTAATATTAATATCTATAATTATTTTTATAGCTATATGTTGTGGTTATATTGGTTGTGCAGCTAAAGTAGCTTTTAAACTGGGATACTATAATTCTGCATTATACAATGCTTTTGGGTCATACGCTTGTGCTTATTTAATAGTAAGGGTAGTTAGAACTATAAATAGAGGTAAGGAAGATGACTAAAAAGAAAGTTTGGGTTGATGCTGGACTTATTGGTATGACAATAGATTTACCTAACGAGGAACTGAGAACGATAAATAAGGATATGAGGAAGATACCTAAGAGTCCTAAGGTAAGTAGAAAAGATAAATAAGGAGGTGGCGTTGTGAAATTAACACCTAAACAAAGGGCGTTCTGTGATTATTATATATCTACAGGCAACGCCACAGAAGCAGCAATTAAGGCGAAATATAGTAAGAATACAGCGGCAGTAATAGGAACTGAAAACCTAAGAAAACCTAATATAAAAAAATACATAGATGAAAAGCTAGAAGAGATATCCTCTAACCGAATTGCTGATGCCGAGGAAATAATGGAGTATCTAACTAAAGTTTTAAGAAAAGAAGAGGTTGAACCTGTTATCTCACAAGAACAAAAGCCTGTAATTGGTGAAGATGGAAAGAAAAGAGGATATGAGACGGTAACTAAAGTAATAGATGTAGCTCCAAGTATAAAAGACAGAAATAAAGCAGCTGAACAATTAGGAAAAAGATATAGGCTTTGGACTGATAAAGTAGAAGTTGAGGGAGCTATCCCTATTGTTATTGCAGGTGATGACGAACTTGAAGATTAAGAAAATATATTTGCCTGAACTTATAGGTAAAGGGTATAAAGATTACTGGAACTTTAAAGGTCGTTACAGAGTCTGTAAGGGGTCTAGGGCATCTAAGAAATCTAAGACTACAGCTTTATACTATATAACCAAACTGATGAAGCACCCAGAGGCAAACTTGCTAGTTGTTCGTAAGGTCTTTGGCACACTTAGGGATAGTTGCTACAAAGAATTAAAGTGGGCAATTAACAGACTCGGTGTAGATGCCTTTTGGGATAGCACAAGTAGTCCGCTAGAGATAACATATTTACCTACTGGACAAAAGATTTACTTTAGAGGATTTGATGATCCATTAAAGATAACTTCAATAACAGTTGAGGTTGGCTGTCTGTGTTGGTGTTGGCTTGAAGAATGCTACGAGATAATGGATGAAGATGCTTTTAATATGCTTGATGAATCTATAAGAGGGGAAGTACCTGAAGATTTATTTAAACAGTTAACGCTTACTTTTAACCCGTGGAATGAACATCACTGGATAAAGGGGCGTTTTTTTGATGCAGAGAATGATCCAGATATAATGGCTAAGACAACTAATTACCTTTGTAACGAGTTTCTAGATGATGCAGATAAAAAGGTATTCGAAAGGATGAAAAAAGATAATCCGAGGCGTTATCAAGTCGCAGGACTTGGTAATTGGGGTATAGTTGATGGTCTTGTTTATGAGAACTGGGAAGAAAGATTGTTTGATATAGATAAAATAAGACAGAAGGTTGGAATTAAATCAGCTTTCGGGATGGACATCGGATATACAAATGATGCATCTACGCTATTTTGTGGCTTGGTTGATGAGAAAAATAAAGAAATATATGTATTTGATGAAATGTATCAGAAGGGCATGTCTAATCAAAGAATCAAAGATGAAGTTACTAAGATGGGTTATGCAAAAGAAAAGATCACGGCAGACTCAGCTTCACCAAAGGATATAGATCATCTTAGAGAGTTAGGGCTTAGGAATATCAGAGGCGCTAGAAAAGGCAAGGACAGTATAAATAACGGCATCCAGTACATACAGGATTACAAAATTATAATACATCCTAAGTGTGTAAACTTCATAACAGAAATTAGTACATATACTTGGGATAAAGATAAATTCGGCAAGAAGATTAACAAGCCAATTGATGATTACAACCATCTAATGGATGCTATGAGATATGCGCTAGAGAGCTTCATCAAGGGCGATGTATTCAGTTTTAAATAAGGTAGGTGATACATATGTTTAGATTCATACGAAAGGGGGTTGCTAAGCTGAATAGTGTACTAAATAAACCACAAGAACAGTCACCAAGTAATATAAAGTTCTTGGAATATGAAATAAATCAATGGAAGCGCTCAAACGCTCGTAAGATGCAAATTATCGGGGAAGAATATTACGATGATATGCACGATATCTTAAAAAGAAAAAGGACTGCTATAGGTGAAGACGGCGAGCTAATAGAAGTAGAAAATTTACCGAATAATAAGGTAATGGACAATCAGTACAGTAAGCTTGTAGATCAAAAGGTTAATTACTTGTTTGGTAAGCCATTTACTTATGAGACAGAGAGTGAAACATATACAAAATTACTAAAGGTTGTATTTAATAAGAAGTTTCTAAGGATGTTTAAGAATCTAGCTGAGGACTCCTTAAATGGTGGTTTGGGTTGGCTGCATCCATATTACAATGACAATAGTGAATTAAGTTTTAAGCGGTTTGAAGCTAGAGAGATACTCCCTTTTTGGAAGGACTCAGAACATACAGAGCTAGACTTTGCAATTAGACTTTATGAGACAGACATATTTGAAGGTAGCGGAAAACAAATTGTTGAAAAGGTAGAAGTATATTCAACAGGTGGTATTGATAGATATATTTTAAAGAATAACTGTTTAATACCGGATTATGAAAATCCTCGTTCATCACATCTTACTATAGAAGAAAATGAGAAATTGCAAGAGGTTAACTGGGAAAGAGTTCCACTCATTGCTTTTAAATACAATAACAATGAGACACCGCTTATCAAGCGAGTTAAATCACTTCAAGATGGAATTAATATAATGTTATCTGATTTTGAGAATAACATGCAGGAGGATTCCAGAAACACTATTATGGTTGTTGTGAATTATGACGGAGAGGATTTAGGAGAGTTTAGACAAAACTTATCAACCTATGGAGCAGTTAAAATAAAGACCGTAGACGGAGCAGCAGGAGATGTAAAAACATTAGAGGTTAAAGTAAATGCAGAAAACTACAAAGCTATATTAGAACTTTTCAAGAAAGCTATTGTAGAGAATGGTAGAGGGTACGATGCTAAGAGTGACAGAATGCAGAACAACCCTAATCAAATGAATATACAAAGTATGTATTCTGACATAGATCTAGATGCTAACGGAATGGAAACAGAATTCCAAGCTTCGTTTGAGGATTTGCTTTGGTTTATTGATGTTCACCTTGCTAATACTGGCGAAGATGATTTTTTCAATGAAGAGGTAAACATTATATTTAATAGGGATATGTTAATAAACGAACCCGAGTCGATTGATAATTGTCAGAAGTCAATGGGAATCATATCTTCTGAGACTATTACATCTGAACATCCATGGGTAAAAGATGTTGCAAATGAACTTAAGAGAATAAAAGCTGAAAAGAAACAGGCACTTAAAGATTATATGAACGAAGATTTCCCCGATGATACTGGTGGTGGTTAGGTGGCGAATAAGAAAGTTAAAGTTAAAAAAAGAAATAGGGAATACTGGAATTACCGATTTACATATCTCGAAGAAGTTCAACACAGGAAGTCAAAAGCTCATAAGTACAAAGTAGAACAGCAATACATTAAAGCCATGAGAGATATCGAGAAACAAATATCTAACTGGTACATGAGATTTGCAGTAAACAATGAGATAAGTTATGACGAAGCTAAGTTATTGCTTAACACTAAAGAACTCAAAGAGCTTCAATGGGATGTAAAAGAATATATCAAGTATGGTAAAGAGAATAAGGTCAATCAAAAGTGGATTAGGGAGCTTGAGAATGCTTCAGCAAAAGCACATATAACAAGACTAGATGCACTTAAATTGCAGATACAGAATCAAATTGAAGTATTGTTTTCAGAGCAGTATTACAGTGCCAATTCACTAATGAAAGATGCTTATACTAGCAATTACTACCATACAGCGTATGAAATGGCTAAGGGGTTAGGAGTTGCAACACAAATAGCTGCTTTAGACATTAATAAAATAAACAAAGTACTAAGTAAACCTTGGACAGCGGATGGCTTGGACTTTAGTCGTAGGATCTGGGGAAAGTATAGAGGGGAACTTTTATATTACTTAGAAAATGACTTTGTTAACAGTATGATCCAAGGGAAAGATCCTAAGAAACTTATTAGTGAATTAGCTAGTAAGTTTGATGTACCAAAAAGAAATGCTGGTAACTTGATAATGACTGAATCCGCTTTCTTTTCGTCTGTTGCAAGGCGAGATTGTTTCGATGATCTGGGAGTAGAAAAGTACGAGATTATTGCAACTTTAGACTTTAAGACTAGCGAAAAGTGCAAGGGAATGGACACGAAAGTATTCCTACTATCCGAATATAAGATATGGGTAACAGCTCCGCCATTCCATAACTTCTGTAGGACTACCACAGCTCCTTGGATAGAGGACTTAATGACTATGAGAGCAGCAAGGGGAAAAGACGGAAAAGTTTATTATGTACCAGGTAATATAAGTTATAAAGAGTGGTATAAAAAATACGTTAAATAGGAGAGGTTAATATGGAAAATAAAGATAATAGAATCGAATTGGACAGATGTTGGCGAAGAATTGAAGCTATTTCAAAATCAAGAGAGTTTACAGGGGAAGAATTAGACCGTAAGTATCCGGAAGTAAATAGCGAGGGTTCCAAGCAATTACAACAAGCATATGAGAAATTTAATAGTTCTTTTGATGACCTGTTAAAAGGCAGAACACATTAGCGAAGAAATTGAAGAAATACTTCATATTTATATTTAAATGAATAATGCACCTAAAGGGTGCTATTTTTATGAAATAATCTCGTCATTTTGGTATTTTGGACGCAAACTATAAAGACAAATATACGCAGACTGAACTGTGATAAAAAATGTTTTTGAAAGGTGGTAAAAAAGAATGACTAAGAAAGAACTGATAGAGCTTGGATTAAGCGAGGAAGATGCTAAGAAGGTTGAAGAAGCTTCTTTAAATGAATTAAAGAGTTTTATACCTAAGAACAGATTTGACGAGGTAAATGCGTCAAAGAAACAGTTAGAAACAGATATAGCTGAAAGGGATAAGCAGTTAGAAACATTAAAGAAGGCTGGAAATGTAGACGATTTGAAACAACAAATAGAAAGTTTACAGCTAGAGAACACAGCTAACAAAGAAAAATATGAGTCTGAGATGTCTCAAGTAAAGTTAGATAATGTAATAGAGAATAGCTTAATAACATCAAAGGCAAGAAATACAAAGGCTGTTAAGGCTTTATTAAACATGGACAATATAAAGCTTGATGGTGACAATATAATCGGCTTAGAAGACCAATTAAAGCAGCTTAAAGAAGACGAAAATAGCAAGTTTATGTTTGATCTAGATACAAAACAGGACAAAGCTAATTTTAAAGGTGTTAATCCTGCAGAAGGCAGAACAGGAAATACAGAACCCGATAGACCTTTAACACTTACAGAAGCAATTAAAGCAAGATTAGAAGGAAATAATAACGAATAGAGAGGATGATATTTAATGGCAGTAACATTATTGGAAGCACAAAAAAACGTACAAGATGATTTACAAATGGGAGTTATAGACGAATTTAGAAAATCGAATTTTTTATTTAACAACCTAACTTTTGATGATTGCGTATCTCCAACAGGTGGAGGGGCTACATTAACATACGGATATACAAGATTAATTACACAACCTACTGCAAACTTTAGAGAGGTGAATAAAGAATATACACCTGCAGAGGTTACAAAACAAAGATATACAACTGATTTGAAAGTATTTGGGGGATCATTCCAAATAGACAGAATAATAGCTAATATGGGTGGAATTATAAGCGAAGTAGATTTACAAATGACTCAAAAAATTAAAGCCGCATCAGCATTATTTAATGACACAGTAATTAATGGGGATAGTGCAGTTGATGCTAAAGCTTTTGATGGATTAGAAAAGGCTCTAGCTGGAAGCTCAACAGAATATAAACCCGGTGTAATAGATTTATCCACTTCAAGTGCTGTAACAGCTAATTACACAACGTTTTTAGATGAATTAGACGAGTTCTTAATGGGATTAGATGGAGCGCCATCTTTCATAGGTGGAAACACTAAATTAATAGCCAAGATAAGAGCATGCGCAAGAAGGGCAGGTATGTATCAAGTGACTAAAAATGATATAGGTCAACAAATTGAGTCATACGGTAATATACCTCTAGTAAATTTTGGAGCTAAATCCGGATCAAATGAGGATGTAGTTAAAACAGATGCAGAAACAGGAGAGACATCTATATATGTAGCTAGACTTGGTTTAGATGGTTTCCACGCTATATCAATGGCAGGACAAGCACCAGTTAACACATGGCTGCCTGATTATAAAACATCTGGAGCAGTAAAAACAGGTGAGGTCGAAATGGTTGCAGCGGTGGCATTAAAAGCTACAAAAGCAGCCGGTGTAATGAGAAATATTAAAGTTAAATAAGGGGTGATTATATGGCTAAAGTACTTGCACCAAACAAGCAATACACTGGACTATCTGCTAGCGTAGGCTTTGTTAATGGAGTTGGAGAGACAGAGGATAAAGATTTATTGAAATGGTTTAAAGCTCATGGATATGAGATCGAAGAAATCGAAGAGCAAAAAGAACCAGAAGCGGAGCAAGATAAAGAACTAGAGAAAGAAAAAGAAGAAGAAAACGAGCCTGAGCCAAATGTTGAGGTTGAAGACAAGCCAAAAGGAAAAGATAAAGGCAAAGGCAAGAATAAAGAGTAGGTGATTATTCATGTCTAGCATAATGGAAGATATAAAAAATAGGCTTAAGTTCCTTGGATATAAATTAATTGATACAGATAGCCTTACAATAAAATTTGTAATAGACAAAGTAGAAAATAAAATAAAGAATGAATGTAATATAACTGAAATTCCTGACGGACTATATCAAGTAGAAATTGATAGGATTTGTGGGGAATTTTTATTTGCAAAGAAACAATCAGGACAACTTACCGAATATGATTTTGATTTGATAGAAAAGCAGATACAAGATGGCGATACCACTGTTACATATGCAATTGAAGCAGGACAAACACCAGAGCAGAGATTTGACAAACTGGTTAAAAATCTTATGGAGTCTGGCAAAGGTGAATTTGCTAGTTTCAGGAGGTTGAAATGGTAGATATAAGTAAAGCAAGGAAATCTATTGAAAAGATGTACTTTGATACTTGTAATATATATGAGTACTTGCCTTACAAAGATCCAGTAACAAAGCAAACTAAGCATAACTGGGATATAGTTCACGAAAATATACCATGCAAGTTATCTTTCAAAACTATTACATCTACTACAATTGACGATGGTGTAGGAAAGATTGGGCAAGCTGCAAAGTTATCTATAAACCCGGATATAGTCATAAAAGCAGGATCTAAAATAGTTGTAACTAGAGATAATAAAGCCTTATCGTTTAAAAATAGTGGTCAACCAGCGTTACATCGCAATCATCAAGAGATAGTTTTAGAACTATTTGAGAAATGGAGTTAACTATGGCTAAATGGGGAAGTGCTGATTTTAAAAAGTTGAAAAGGGTTAATGATAACTTAAAGAAATTGCAAAGCCAAGATATTGAAGCGTTTTGTAGAGAGTGTTCAAGAGAGCTTACTGCTAGATTATTAGGAAAAGTAATTAGACGTACACCAGTTGGTCAATATCCTGCAAGTTCCGGTAAAGTTGGCGGAACATTAAGGCGAGGGTGGACTCATGGAACAGGAATGAATGCTAAAGCATTTGCTTATGCCTTGCCTGTTGTAAAAAAAGGGGATATGTATGAGATAACTATAATTAACCCAACAGAATATGCGAGTTATGTTAATTTCGGACACAGGAAAAGAGGTGGCAAAGGTTGGGTAGAAGGAAGATTTATGCTAACAATATCTGAGAATGAGATAGAAGCTCAAGCACCTAAATTATTAGAAAAGAAATTAATGGAATATTTAAGGAAGTGCTTCGAATGATAAATAGATTGATAGATGGTATTTCGATAAGGTTAAATGAATTGTTCGGTGATGATTACGACATATACACTGAAGCAGTAAAGCAGGGCTTTAAAGAGCCTTGCTTTTTTATTAAGTCATTAGATCCTAGTAAAACGCAGTATCCTAATAAACAAAGCCTTAGAGAGTAGAGTATTTATTTGATGTTATGTACTTTCCGGGTAGCGAAGATACAAACAGCGAGATAAATAGCGTTACAGAGGATTTATTTGAGGGGTTAGAGGTAATAGAGTTACTTAATGGAGAATTAAATCGTGGATCTAGTATGCACGCTGAAACTGTAGATGATAAATTACATTTCTTTGTTAATTACAATGTACTTGTGAGAAAAGTAGAGCAATACGAAGAGTTGGGAGATTTAGAGCTTCGAATAAATATAAAGAGGTGATTGGATGGCTAAAAAAGCAGAATTAGAGAAAAAAGATACTGTAGGGATTGCTAGATTTAGCAAAGAGCAGTTAATTAATTCTGAGAAATATGCGGCTAAAAGAGATTTATTAACTGCGTTATTAGATGCAGATAAAGAGTATTCCTTTTTAGAAGTAGATAAAGAAATAGATAAATTTGAAAAGAAGGTGATGTAATGGCTTTAGGAGGCGGTGTATTTGTAAAACAAGATAAAGTATTGCCGGGTACTTATATAACCACTATAAGTGCAAGTAGAGCGCCCTCTATGTTATCCGAAAGAGGAGTTGCGGCTATGCCAATTCTCCTTGACTGGGGAGTAGAAGGCGAAATTATAGAAGTTAATATCGAGAAGGTTGAAAAAGATTCCTTAAAACTGTTTGGATATGATTTAGCACATGAAAAACTAAAGGGATTAAGGGATTTATTTAGAAACATTAAAACCGCTTATCTATATAGACTTAATGCAGGAGAAAAGGCTAAAAATACTATGTCTACAGCTAAATATTCAGGAGTTAGGGGAAATGACATAAAGATAGTTGTATCGCAGAACGTAGATGATATAACAAAGTTTGAAGTAAAGACTTTTATTGATACTACAAAAGTAGATACGCAGTTAGTTAAAGATGTAGCAGAGCTTAAGGATAATGATTTTGTAGTTTGGAATAGAGAAGTAGCATTGGAACTGACAGCGGGTATGCCTTTAACTGGTGGGGCTAGTGGAGATACAACTGGAGTTGAATATCAAGATTTCTTAAAGAAAATTGATACATACGCTTTTAATATATTAGGAACTACATCTACAGAAAAGACAGTGCAAGACTTATTTATTGCATTTACTAAGCGAATGCGCGATGAGGAAGGTGTTAAATTCCAAACTGTACTTTACAGACGAGAAGATGCTAACTACGAAGGCATTATATCTGTAGAAAATAAAGTCCTAGATAAAAACTGGGAAGAATCTTCGTTAGTATATTGGCTTGCAGGTAAGTCAGCAGGGTGTGAAATTAATGATTCAGCTTTAAACAAGACTTATGACGGAGAGTTTACAATTGATGTAAGTTATAACCAAGACGAACTAAAGGATGCTTTATTGTCAGGCAAATTTATATTTCATAGAGAAAGTAATGAAGTCAAAACACTAAAAGATATAAATACCTTAACGACTTTTACAGAAATTAAAAATGACAGCTTTAGTTATAACCAAACAATTAGAGTATTAGATCAGGAAGCTATTGACGCATCAAAGATATACAATGCAAAGTATATCGGATCTAGAGGGAAACTAAGTTCTCTGGTAATAGCTTACTGGAATGATCTTGTAGATTTAAATAAAGAGTACGATAGACTAGATGCTATAGAAAACTTCAACGCTCAAGATATTGTGGTGTTAGAAGGAGAAGATAAAAGGAGTATGGTATCTACAATGGCTATTCAGCCAGTCAATGCTCCAGAAAAATTATACATGACGATAGTAGTAAATTAATAAAAGAGAGGTGATTAGATGGCACTTGCAGCAAAACAAATAATAGTGCAAGATATGCTTGCAGGTTCGCAAGGTGAATGCTATGTAGACATAGAGGGAAATAGATATCATTTTGCAAGTATAATAAATTTACAATTTAATTTTGAAAAAACAAAAGTAAAAAAGAGAGTATTGGGTAGAACTGGTGCTGTTAACAAGTCAACTGGTTGGGAAGGTGCAGCCGAAGGAACAATTTATTACAATACATCCGTTCTTAGAATGTTAATGTACAGATACAAAGAAACAGGAGAAGATATTTACTTTACGACAACTGTTTCAAACGAAGATACAACATCTAGGCGAGGCAGACAAACTTTTATTGCGAAGGATTGCAACACAGACGGAGGAATATTAGCAATGTTAGATGTAGATGCAGAGGTTTTGGAGGAGGATATTTCAATGACGTTCGATGATTTTGAATATCCGGAGCAATTTGACATATCAGATAACGTAATATAAGCACTCTATTTCTTAGATAAATAAGGGTGCTTTTTTTATGCAAAAATATAATTAATTTAAAAATAAGGGAGAATATAAAATATGGATTTAACAACGTTTTTAAGTCAAAATGCAATAAAATTAGAAGGTGTGAAATATGCACCATCGATAAGATATAAGGACAAAGATGGAAAACCTATAGAATGGGAATTAAAGGCTATTGATTCAGGACAAGATTCTGCTATAAGAAAGTCTTGTACAAAGGAGCTTCCAGTTCCCGGCAAAAAGGGGCAATTTAGACCTACAGTAGACCAAGAAAGGTATCAAGCAGAATTATGCATAGCTTGTGTAGCTGACCCGAATTTTCACGATAAAGAACTACAAGATAGCGTTGGAGTAATGGGAGCGGTAGAAGCACTTAATAAAATACTATTACCTGGTGAATATGTAGACCTTCTAATGGAAGTAAACAAGCTACTTGGATATGATGTAAGTTTTGAAGAGAAAGTTGAACAGGCAAAAAACTAATAAAAGAAGGAGATTTTGATTCGAATATATCACATTATCTCCTTCAAGAAAAAGGTATATTTCCAACTGATTTTCTTAAAAGAGATGTTAATGAAAGAGCATTTGTTGTAGGATCGATACAGTTAAAACTTGAAGCAGAAAAGAAAGAAGCTAAAAAAGCAAAGGCAAAAAAGAGATAATTCGACAATATATCTCCTGTATTTGTTGTATAATATTGGTATATAACAATTTATAGGGAGGTTATATTATGGCCAATTTTTGCTCTAACTGTGGGATTAATGCAGAGGGAAGTTTCTGTTCTAACTGTGGGACTAAACTAGATTCAAATAAAGATACCATTGATATCGAAAATATTGAGGAAGAAATTGATATAAATGACTATGACTTAAAAGGTGTAGATATACATAAGATAATGGAAGAAACGAGCTATATAAAAGCATCTAGTGTAAGGAGACTTTGGGAGAAAACTGGAATTGATAAGGATATATGCAAAAAAATTCTAGAGAAACCATATGGAGAATATTATTCAAATAATCCAGAAGTGGCAGAAAGACATAAGAATAGAGAAAATCTCGGAAAGACTGTTTCTATGAAAGAACAGTTAAACAAAGAAAAAAAAGACAATATAAAATGCCCCAAGTGTGGTTCGACGTCTTTCTCAGCTGATAAAAAAGGCTTTGGAATTGGCAAGGCGGTAATTGGAGCTTCAATTGCAGGCGGAATAGGTTTAACAGCTGGGAATATAGGTGCTAAGAAAGTAAGGATCACTTGTTTATCGTGTGGTAACCAATTTTGGGCAGGATCAAATAAGAAATAAACATTAACTGTTCAATAAAATAAAAAATCATGGAGGAGTATGTAATGGGGAGAAAGAAAGCATATTTAATTATTGTTATTTCTTTAGTTCTATTTTCGCTAGTTGGTTGTGATTCAAACTCAGCAAGTACTGACTCAAAACCTCAGAAACAAGAAGAAATAAAAAAAGATAACAGCAACGAAAAAGAAGTTGATAAAAGTAATATAGAGGAAAAAACATCAGAAGATAATGCTAAGAGTTCAAAACAGGATAAAGAGACTCCCGATAGAAAAGAAGGCATGTCGGATGATGAATACTTAAAGTACTTAAAAGAAATAGCTGAAAATACAAGTGAAATAGCTGAAAATACAAGAAAAAAACCTAAGAAGATATATAAGGAAGAAAATGTAGTATACTACAATGACATCTCAGGAGATAAAGAGAACGAAGGAAGAGACACATCAGAGAAAATAAATGTAAATACTAATAATAATAACAAAGATGATATGGATTTAGATGGCGTGGCTAATGATTTAAATAATTAATAGGAATATAATAAAAGCATTTACAGTTTTGTAGGTGCTTTTATTATGTATTTTTTTAGGAAAGGAGGGACTCTATGGCTAGCATTCAAACGGCTATACAACTGCATGACGGGATGTCACCTGCGCTAAGATCTATAACAAATTCCATGAATATAGTTATAAGTTCATTTGAACAAATGCAAAGGGCATCATCTAATCCTATTGATATAAATAATATTTCATCTGCTAGAGCAGAATTAAACAATGCTGAAACACAGCTTAGACAAGTAGAGCAACAGATAAATAATTCTAGAAATTCACAAGATAGATTCAACAATACTGTTAGAAATGGATCAAGCGGATTTGACACGCTCATCGGAAAGGCTAAACAACTATTTGGAGTATATGCTTTAATGAGAGGAATCAACTTTGTAAGTGGTCTATCCGATCAAATTACTAATACTCACGCTCGATTAAATCTTATTAATGACGGTTTGCAGACAACTGACCAATTAAATAAAATGATATTCCAAAGCGCACAAAGATCTAGAGCCGCTTATGCAGATACAGCAAATATTGTCGCAAGAATAGGCATGAATGCTGGTGATGCATTTAGTAGTACAAGAGAAGTTGTTGCATTTGCAGAGCAATTAAATAAGAAGTTTGCAATTGCAGGTACAACTACAGCAGAAATGAACTCGGTTATGATTCAGTTAACACAGGCTTTAGGTTCTGGAGTACTTCGTGGAGACGAGTTAAATTCAGTGTTTGAAGCGGCGCCTAACATCATTAAATCTGTAGCGGATTATCTAGATGTGCCAATCGGGAAGATACGTGAGATGGCATCAGAAGGAATGTTGTCAGCAGATATTGTAAAAAATGCAATAATGGAATCAGCAAATGAAACAAATAAAATGTTTGAACAGATGCCTTATACATTTGCACAATTAGGTACGGCGGTAAAGAATCACGCATTTATGATATTTGGGCAGATCAATAAAAAAATTCAGGAAGTAATGACAAGTAACCATTTAAAAGTATTTGCAGAAGATTTTGTAGATGCAATGTATGTAATCGGGAATAGTGTAGCCACCGTTGCAAGTAGCTTTTTAAATATATTTAATAACCAAGGATTTCAACAATTTGCAACTATAGCTTTAACTACATTTACATTAATTGCGCAAGGTGTAGGCATAGTATTAACTGCTGTAAATAATCTTGTATCCTTTATTATGTCTGGATTTTCTATGCTGGCGCCTATATTAATTGGAGCAATTGCATTATGGACGGCTTATAGAATGGCTATACTCGCAGGAGTAGTAATTTCAGGTATACAAGCAACTGTAACAATGCTACAAACCTTATGGACAAACATATTAAATGGATCGCTTCTAACAAACATTATGATGACTATTGCCGCGAAGATAGCAACGGATGCTTTAAGCGGCTCGATGTTACTGCTTTTAACTACAATGGTTATGGTAGTTGCAGTAATATTACTTGTAGTAGTAGCTGTGTATGCGGGAATTGCTATTTTTAATTATTTCGCAGGAACTAGCATAAGTGCAACTGGTATAGTTGTAGCCGCTTTCTATGTAATGGGCGCTATTATTGCTAATATATTTATAGCGATGGCAAATAATGTGGTTAATGTGATAGGTATATTCTGGAACGGGTTCGCAACTGTAGCAGAATTCCTTGCGAACGTGTTTAATGATCCGATCGGTGCTATTTGTAGGCTATTTACACAATTAGGCAGCTATGTGTTAGACATTTTAAAAGGTATAGCTAGTGCAATAGACACGTTATTTGGGAGCAATCTAGAGTCGGCTTTAGGAGGATTTCAAAACAAACTACAAAAGTGGTCTAATGATAAATTCGGAGACAATAAAATAAAAGTTGAGAGGTTTGACGCTTCTAAATATAGTATAGATAGATTAGAATACGGGAAAGCAGCTAAAGCTGGATACAAAGTAGGGCAAGGGTTCGAAAATAACGTTAAGGGCATGTTTGATATAAATAAATGGGGAGACAAGGCTAGAGAAGATTTAGGATTGGGAGATTTATTTGATGATAAATACGGTCTTAACAACCTAAATAATGGTCTTGGCGGAGCTGGTAACCCGTTAACAGGCGGAAATAAAGCCGATAAAGAAACAGCCGCCAACACTGCAAAGATGGCTAAGACAATGGAAGCTACACAAGAGGATTTAAAGTATCTTAGAGACATTGCAGAACAAAATACAATAAATAATAGCACTGTAGAGGTTAAAGTGGATATAACTAATCACAATACAATCAATAGTGATCTAGACTTAGATGGTGTAGTGGAACACTTGAATTCTACAATAAAAGAACAGGTAGCTATTGGAGCAGAAGGATTATATATTTAGGAGGGGTGTAAATGGCATATGATTTTTATCTAGATGGGGAACTGATGCCAATTCCTCCTTCTAAAATGACTATGGCAATAAATAATAAAAATAAGACAATTGATTTGATAAATGGAATAGAAGTAAACATCTTGAAGCCGGCAGGTCTTACAGAAATAGATGTAAGTTTTAACATACCGCACAGACAATATCCGTTTGCAAAGTATTTAAATGGATTTAAAGATGCAAAGTACTTTTTAAAAAAATATGAGGATTTAAAATTAAGTCAAAAGCCTTTCCAGTTTATAGTCTCTAGAACGATGGATAATTCGTCAGAGGCTTTTTTTTATACCAATTATAAAGTTAGTTTAGAGGATTATAAAATAGAAGAGGATGCAGAAGACAACTCCGACATAACTATAATAGCTAAACTTAAGAACTATAGAGAATACGCAACAATAGTATATAAGCCTGCGAACAACAATAATAACGGAACTACGGTTGTAAAGCCGGAACAAGAGCGACCTGCAGGAGAGAATAAGCCTAGCGGTAAGACTTGTACAGTAAAATCAAATGATAACTTATACGACATATGTAAAGCACAATTAGGAAATGGGGCGCTTTATAAAAAAGTTTATGAACTAAATAAAGATATGATGGATAAGAGGAATGCAGGTAAAAATGTTCCTAAGTATACCATATATGCGGGGCAGGTGTTGAAACTTGAGTAATATATTAGAGGATGCAATAAACTCCGCGGATAAGCTTAATGATGCACTTAAAGCAAAGGTAAGGTACGACAATAGTTACAGACTGTTAATCGCAAAGTTTGAAAACTTTTATGAACCAATTACAGCAGATAGTATTGTATTAGACATGGAAAGAAAAGGGTCACCAAGTAAATTGACTTTTACAGTTATAAAAGATAGTATAATAGATTTTTGCGAGGGGAACTCTGTAAGACTCATGAAAGGCGATACATTGCTGTGGTATGGTCGTATATATCAAAAGAAAAGGGACAAGAATCAGCACATACAAGTAACTGCATATGATAGGCTCAGATCTTTTAAAAATAAAGATACATTAGTATATGAGAATAAAACTGCAAGCGAACTAGTAAAAATGATTGCTAAAATTTATGATTTTACTATGGGAACTATAGAAGATACAAAGTACAAAATAGCTTCTAAGGTCGAGGAGAACAAAGCATATTTAGATATGATCTACGGCGCGTTAGATGATACTATACAAAATAGCAAAGAAATGTTTGTATTGTACTGTGATCGATCCGAAATATGTTTGAAAAACATTAAGAATATGAAACTCGACTTGCTTATAAATAATGAGACAGCTGAGGATTTTGATTATAACTCTTCTATAGACGATCAAACATACACAAGGATTAAATTAGTAAGGGCAAACGAAGAGACAGGCATGAGGGATGTTTATATCGAAGAGGACAGCAATCATATAAAGAGTTGGGGACAATTACAATATTATGAAGAGATAGACAACACAGTAAATGCAGTAGAAAAGGCACAGATATTGCTTAAATTGTTCAATAAGAAGACAAAAACTTTAAAGATACAAGATGCTTTCGGAGATTTAAGAGTTAGACCGGGATGCACACTTCCAGTTCATTTAAATTTAGGCGATTTAGAACTTAAAAATTATATGATGGTTGAGAATATAAAACATAAATTTGAGAATAACCGACATACTATGGATTTCTTGCTTGTTGGAGGCGAATTTGTTAGCGGTCTAATATCTACAGGAACCAGTTCCGAAAGCAAAGGCGGCGGTAATGCAAGCAACATGTCACCGACAGGTACAGATTGGGGGCATGGAATCACAGCTAAAATGTTAGACAGTGTATTTAAAGGCGAACTATACGGAATGGGAGAAACATTCTTGAAACATTCTAATGCTTATAAAGTTAATCCTGCTCTAATGGCGGCTATATCGATTCACGAGACTGGTAACGGCACATCTTCACTTTGTAAGAATAGGAACAATTTCTTTGGAATGAAAGGGAAGACATATAGTAGTAGAGAGGAAGGAATAAAAGCTGGTATCTCTAACTTGTCTAGAAATTATATTTATATAGGTAAAAAGAGCTTAGAAGCTATAAGAAATAAATATGCTCCATTGAGCGACAGTTCTCTCAACAAACACTGGATCCCGGGAGTAAGCAAATACTATCAACAAATTGCAGGTAAAGCTTATAGTGTATCTTTAAGTGGTACGGGAGTAAAAGCGGATGCAGATGCTGTTTATACTAAACCAGCAACAACTAACTCAGGAGGTTTAAGTGACAAACAAAAGAAATTAGTTGCAGAAGCAGAAAAACATTTAGGAAAATCTTATAAATGGGGCGGAGAAGGTCCAAGTCATTTCGATTGTTCTGGTTATACAAAATGGATATACAAACATGCTTTAGGCATAACTATTCCAAGGAATTCGAGAGCGCAAGCAACTGCAAACAACGGAAGGTCTATAACTAGAAGTGCCTTGCAAGTGGGAGATTTAATATTCTTTGCTAAAACGGCAGGAGGTACATATATAACCCATGTTGGTATGTATATTGGAGAAAATAAGTATATACACTCACCACAAACAGGTGACGTAATAAAGAAAAGTAATTTAACTGGCACAATGGAGAAACGCTTTGTAAAAGGCATGAGGTTTATTTAAGGGGGATTATATGGACGAAAATGGAAAAATATATGACACGATCAAAGAAGCGGCATTGACGGCAGTTGAAGCTTCGAAACCTGTTGCCATCTGTTTTGGTAATATAACAAGTATTTCCCCTCTAACGATATTAGTTGAATTAAAGATGCCATTATCAATGGCTCAACTAATTCTAACTGAAACAGTGAGAAAAAAAGAGCTTAAAATAGGAGATAAAATGATATTAATTAGAATGCAAGGCGGACAAAAGTTTGTTGTAATAGATAGGATGTGATGATATGGATTATAACTTATTTGCGGATAATGGATATTTAGACGATCCGTTTGAGCAGATTCCAGATTTTAAGGTTATAGAATATCCAAGTAAAGCTTTTAAAATAGACTTTGAGAATAACTGTATTGTTGGATTTATAGATGAAAAAGAAGCTCTAAAACAATCTATATACATGATTCTTAATACCGAGAGATATAAAAATTTAATTTTTAGTTGGAATTATGGAGCTGAGATTAAAGATTTAATAGGCAAGCCTATTTCTTTTGTAATTCCTGAATTGGATCGAAGAATTACAGAGGCTCTAACGCAAGACGATAGAATACTAGATGTAGGTGGCTTTGAGTTTACTAAAGGGAGAAGGTCTTTGCATGTAAAGTTTACTGTATATAGTAAGTTTGGGGAAATGGAGATAGAGAAGGAGGTGCAAGCATAATATATGTACGATGAGCAAACATATGAAAATATTTTAGATAGAATGCTAGATGATGTGTCAGACGAGTTTGACAAAAGAGAGGGAAGTCCCATATATGTAACGCTAGCACCTACCGCTATCGCTCTTGCAAGACTATATATGAACTTGGGGTCTGTCTATGACGAAGGATTCCCAGATACAGCAAGTAGAGACAGTTTAATTAAACATGGAAAAGATAAGTCTATTGAGCCTTACGAAGCTACTTATGCAGTAGGTAAAGGTGTATTTGATATGGAAATACCTTTAGGTTGGAGATTTACCCTTGATGATTTATATTTCTTAGTTACAGAGAAAATTGAGGGAGAGGAATATACATATAAGTTACAGTGTGAGCAATCCGGAGATATAGGAAATGTAAGCGGCGATTTAGTGCCAGTTAATTACTTGCAAGGTTTAAAGACCTCGGAGTTAGTAGGTTTATTATTACATGGCGAGGACGAAGAGGACACAGAAGATTTAAGAGAGAGAGTAACTAGTCGTACTAATCAACAAGCCTTCGGGGGAAATGAAGCAGATTACAAAGATAAAGTTAAAGGCATCCAAGATGTCGGAGGGGTTAAAGTAACACCAGTTTGGCAAGGTGGCGGTACTACTAAATTAACAATAACAAATAGATTCAACGAAGTTCCAGAGCCTAATCTTATAGAGTATGTACAAAATATGATTGATCCTCCTGAATCAGCAGGAAAAGGCAAGGGGTTAGCTCCAATAGGACATGTAGTAACAGTTGTAGGAGTAGAATCGGACGTTATACATATAGAAACTAAGCTAACACTGCAAAGCGATTGGTCTTGGGAGGATGTATATCCTATTATAAAAGAAATATTAGAGGAATACTTAGATGAATTAAATGTAAATTGGGAAGAACAGGACAACACAATAGTCCGTATATCTCAAATAGAAACTAGAATCTTAAATATTGATGGCTTAATAGATATAGAAGGAACTAAGATAAACGGCTTAGAGAAGAATTATATTGTAGAAAAAGATAATATAGTTAGATTAGGCTCGGTAGGTGAGATAGTTGAATAAGATAAGTACACTAAATTATTATCCGGAAAATTTGCAGAATATAGCCGAGTTTAAAGAGATATCTAGGGTTGTAGATAAAGAGGTAGCAAAGCTGCAGGAAGCTATAAACAACGCTTTAAAAGATAGATTTATAAGAGAATTAACTATAGATGGTATTTTAAGATGGGAAAGCATTTTAAAGATAACTCCAAAAGGAACTGAAACACTTGAAGATAGGCGTTTTAGGATAGCGGCTAGGTTATTCGACGAGTTACCATATACAATAATAGTTCTTAAAGAGAAGCTTGCCTTGTTATGTGGTAAAGATGGATACAAAGTTAATTTAGAACATACAAAATATAAAATAACTATAAAAGTCGAATTAACTGCAAAACACCAAGTAGAGGAAATCAGAAAAGTACTTACTAAGATGATACCAGCTAACATGTTGCAGTATGTAGAACTAATTTACAACCAGCACCAAACATTCTATAAATACACACATGCAGAGTTGCAAGCTAAAACCCATAATCAACTTAGGGAAGAGGTGATTTAATGAAACATACAGAGAAATTAGGTTTAAAGCAACCGGATCCAACAGACTTCTATAATGTAGAAGATTCTAACTTTAACATGGATAAAATCGACTCAGAAATAACTATTTTAAAAGATGGCATTGAGGAAACTAAGGAAAAAGTAGACAATATAGAGCTTACAGGAAACAAAGTAACTATAGCGGACGCAGAGAACAATTTTACGAGCGTAAATGTAGAAGGTGCGTTACAAGAGTTAGCAAACAAAGATAAGGAACTAACAAATAAGGATAAAGCACTAGATACCAAGATAGATACAACTAAAAGCGCTTTAGAAACGGCTATAGCTAACAATAAAGCAGAAGTAGACGGAGAAATAGCCAATTTAAAGCAATCTGTCAGTAGTGGGAAACAGTTAATCGCTACCGCTGTTACTGGCAAGGATGTACCGACAAATGGTAGCGATTCGTTCCAGAAGATGGCGGATAATATAGATAGTATTATAGTAAGATCGCCTATTGCAGAGGATGAAATAGGGGTTGTTCAATGGGAAGATAGTAATTACAAAGGTTTTAAGGAAACTTCATATAATAGAATTACATTGCCTATATCAGAACAAAAAAATACTATAAAAGACTTAGGTTTTTCTGTACAACGAATGAATATGGATAAAGAAAGAAATTCTTATTGTTCACCATATAGCCGCTATAGTGCGGATAGTATTTTGAGAAAAATATCAATCAACGGTACAGTATTATGGCAATATAAATTTAATGGTTGGGTTGAACGTGTTGTATTTGATGGTAACGGACATTTTATAACTACTGGTGATGCTTCATCAGAAACTAAGACCTTAGTATATAAATTTACTTTAAATGGTGATTTAGTTTGGGTTAAAGAGTTCCCAGTTACAACTATTCAAGCATTTACTACAGATGATGAATTTAATGTATATGTAGGATATTTCTCCCATAGAGAAGGCGAAAGACTTATAAAGCTAGATGGTAATACAGGCGAAGAAATAAAAAGTATAGTAATCACAGATGGAATATATGCTATGGATTACAATGTAAAACAAAATATGATAGCTGTGGCTATAGGCAATTCAATGTCAATATATGATAAGCAATTAAATTTAATTAAAACAGCTATTACAAGTACAAATAATCAAGTTATTTTTCATGATGATGGAAGCGTAACAGGTTCAGTATCCGGATCAATGTCTTATTTTGACTCGAATCTTATACGAATATGGGGGTACAATTTTGGAGCTAATCTTCATGCAGTAGCAACAAATAGTCTACTAGATCATTTTATTTGTGCAAATAATGAAATTACACGACATGATAAATTTGGATTAAAACTAATGACAGTTTCGAGATCAACTAATGGTAATGCCGTAATGTTAGGTGAAAATTTAGTATCATGTGTAACGAATAATAGTTATGTATTTTTCTTGCAAGATAATTTTAAAGTAACTGAAAACATTGTAGTTAAAACTATATACGATACTATATAAAAAGGAGTGTATTAAATGCTAAGTGACAAACAAATATTATTAACACAATTAGTGAAAAAAGAAGATGATATATATTTAGTGACAGGGGTAAATTATTTCCCATTTACTCATGGGGGTGATATAACACAAGGAGTATTAGTAAATGCTGAAGATTTTGAAAGAGAAGATTTAGAAAAATGCAAAACTCATGATTATAATAGGTTATTTAATACGACAACTAAAAAAGTTACATTAGAATATATTGAAAAACCAAAAACAGAAGAAGAGTTATTAAAAGATAGAGTGTATGAGTTAGAACAAGGGCAAGCAAATACGGAGTATGTTCTAATGATGGGAGGTTTATTATAATGCTAATACTAAACTTCAATAAAATAAAAGAGTATTTCGAAAGAGAATTTTGGAATAAAGAAATGGTTAAAAATGCAGTAGATAAACAGAAGATAACAGAAACAGAATATAAGGAAATAACGAGCGAGGACTATACTAAGTAGAGTTCTTTTTTATTGCATAAAAAAAGTCAAAGTGAATATAATAAAATATAATACTGATTAAATCACAACAAACACATGAAGTATCAGTGTTATAAACATAATAATACCTTGAAAAAACACCTTGATATAAACGAAACGATTATATCTCATTAAATTATTCACCTCAGGATAGAGGTGTTTTTTCGTTTGCATCTACATAATAGTAGGTGCTTTTTTATTGCAATAAAACAGTGGGGTAGATAATTCTATCCCTTATATAAATTTTTAAGATTCGGAGATGAATAAATGAATGAGGAACTGATTAAACATCAAATTGATACTCATAAATGTAGAATAGACAACCACTCAGAAAGATTAGACAAGCTAGAACAGCAACAAGCTGCTTTTGCTATACAAATAGAAACATTATGTAGTGATTTAAAGGGATTAACAGGCGTACTTAAATGGCTAGTAGGTGTAATGATAACATCGCTTATAGGGTTCTTTATATATATGGTGCAATCAGGATTAATAAGATAGAAGGGGTGATTTTATGGATATTATGAGTTTTATACCAGAGCAACTATTTATTATTGTAGTTGTTCTAAATGTATTAGGGGTAGCATGCAAAAGCTACCCTATTTTAAATAATAAGTATATTCCTATTATACTTTTACTTCTAGGAATAGTATTTAGCGTTTGCTTAGTTGGATTCAATGTTACGTCAATAATGCAAGGTATATTGTGTTGGGGTGTAGCTATAGGAGTTAACCAAACATACAAGCAGTTTAAACAGTAGATAAGGGGGATTAATTAATGAGTTTAATACAAAGTTTATTACCAAGTTCAAAATATAGTAAGAAGTGTCCTTATAGCATGACACCTATAGGTGTATGTGTTCACAACACATATAATGATGCACCGGCTATAAATGAAATAACATATATGAAGAATAACGACAGTAGTACAAGCTACCATATTGCAGTAGATGATAAAGAAGCAATACAAGCAATTCCATTTAATCGTAATGCTTTTCATGCTGGTGATGGTGGGAATGGAACAGGAAATAGAAAATATATAGCATTAGAGATTTGTTATTCTAAATCAGGTGGCGAGAGATTCAAAAATGCAGAGTCTAGAGCAGCTAGTGAAGTTGCTGCAATACTTAAACAATATGGATGGAGTATAGACAGAGTAAAGGCTCATAGAGACTTCGCTAAGAAGAATTGTCCTCACAGAACAAATATGACAGAGTTTAAAAAGCTAGTTCAAAATGAATTAAATAAATTAACTAATAAATCACAACCTCAGACATATGAAAATGTAATAATCTATAGTGGAGATAGAGACAAAGCAGTTGCTATTATAATGAAAGAATATCTCCCTAATTCAACTATAGTTGATATAGCAGACTACAAAAGTTATATGTGTAGAAATGCCTACGCTATAGGTGGTGGAGCAAGTAAAGGATTAGAGAAGTTCCCAGATAATGTTACTAAGTTTGTGGGTAATGACTTTAAGGATACGTATATAAAAGTGATTGATTGGTTGGACAATAGAAAGTTGATGTAAATATTAAAAGGGAGTAACAAATTGTTACTCCCTTTTATTTTTATGTTCTGAATAGAGAAAACTAAGGAAACATGCAAAATATGCTAAGAAGAATAAACCTATAAAAGTGTTTGTTCCGAATGGAAGTTCTTTGTACATATAAAAGAATATACAAGATGATATAGTTGCTATAATTAAATTAGGTATTGATTTGATAAAAGCTGATTTTATTTTATTATTCATAATTTAAGTTTGATAAAACCAACCATTATATCTATATGTATAAGTTGCTCCTTGAAAATTCCATTTATCATTTACATATTTTAAAACAATACCATAATTTGTATTAACTCCATTCATATTTATTCCAATAATACTTCCTACAGCAACTACTGCTAATCCGACATAAGTGTTCTTAATAAATCCTCCGAATGTTGTAGATAAATTTGCTCCTGCCTTAATTTTCTTTAATGTTTTGCCACTAACATAAATATACAAATGTTCTTTGCCATTTTCCTTGAATGTTCTGTACTTATTATAACCGTTTATATATTTTACTGCCCTTGCATTTCTTAAAGAATTAACTTCGACATCATATTCAGTATTTATTTTGTCTAATTCTTCTTGGGTAAATTCTCCCGCTTCAATAAGCCTTCTATCTATTTCCTCATCAGACACAGGTGTATCTTCAGGAAAATATTCGTTCAGTTCTTTTACTTGTTCGGGAGTTAATTCAATTCCTAAACTATCATTATTTGAAATGTCGTTCATGCTTTCTAGCGCATTTACCGATGATAATAAAGGTGTTGATATTAACATTGTTGTCATAGCTGTGACAATAAACCTTTTAGATGATTTGTTCATTTATTCGCCTCCTTTTAATGGTTAATTTGTTTATACCATACTAAATATTAAATATAAATAAAAACAGCATAATTGGTCATTTAAACGACATAACTGGGATTTTTATAAATAATATGATAGCTTTCATCTATTTTTAAAAGTTCAACTATAGTATTTATGCTTAAAACCACCCTTCATTGACCATACTATCTCTAAGAGGTGATTATATGGATATATTCAAAGAAAAAGGAATCAAACCAATGTTAATAGCAGAAATGCAAGAGGCGTTTGACTCACCTGATTACATTTACGAATTAAAATTAGATGGAATAAGATGTATTGCCTATTTAGATAAAGATAGTACAGATTTAAGAAACAAAAGAGATTTTAAGTTGATACCAAGGTTTCCAGAACTAGACCAGTTACATAGATACGTTAATGAAAAATGTATTTTAGACGGTGAACTTATCGCAATGAATAATGGGGTACCAGACTTTTACGAGTTACAAAGACGGACATTATTAAATGATCCCTTTAAAATGCAACTAGCAGGCAAGAAGTATCCAGTAAGTTTCATTGCATATGACATCATTTATTATAAGGATAAGTTAGTTACAGATTTACCTTTAATAGAACGAAAGAAATTACTAGAGAAAACTATAAATGAAATGGATAGATTTGCGATATCTAGATATATAGAAACTAACGGAAAAGCATTATATCAAGTAGCTGAACAACAGAAACTTGAGGGTATTGTTGCAAAGCATAAAGATAGTAAATATGGTTCGATAAAAAGAGTAGAGACTGGATAAAAATCAAGTATATGAAAGATGAAGATTTTGTTGTGTGCGGTTATATACTTAAAGAGAACAACATGACTAGTTTAATAATAGCCCAATATAATGAAGATAATGAGTTAGTATATAAAGGTCACGTTACATTAGGTGTGAGCCTTAGGAAACTAGATCAGTATAAGTATAAAAAAGCTAGTAATCCACCTATTAAGTACGTTCCAAGTGGATCAAATAATGAGGATGCTGTATGGTTAGAACCGACACTTGTATGTACTGTAGAGTATATGCCAAATGACAGAGGGTCATTAAGGCAACCGGTTTTAAAAGGTATTAGAGGTGATAAGTTACCAATAGAATGTAGAGAATAATATATAGATAAAGAATTGGCACACATAAATCTAAATGTGTGCCAATTTGTGTACCATAGTAGTAGTATATAATAAAATGTAATACATTATGAAAAATATTGAATTAAAGTTTGTTAACTGGAGTAACTAGATATTAATGATACAATAAAAAGTATTAGCCAATAATAAAATGTGTTAGGACATAATGTAAATACACACTCCTCATGTGGAAACTGTAAGCAAACTTGTGAGAGCATAGCTTGATTTCAGAGTTTTAATTTTGTGAAAATAAAATATATAAATTGCCAACGTATTGCCAACGTAAGAATTTCCTCGTTGGCAATTTATTTTATAATCAATTTTTTATTGGTAGCAATCTCAAAAATATCGACTGTTTGTTCAGCCATTTTTTTAGATATCTTTTATTATATATTTGATATCTATGAAAAAAGAATAAGAATAGATTTCTAGAGAACACAACCTAGCAAATAGAACAATTTGCTAGGTTTTTTTATTGAATAACGTAAGCAATGCCCTGTTTAAGCTAATTAAATCTGTTTATTGACATCTTCTTATGGTTACGTAAAAAAGGGCTTGTTAGAGGGTGACTACTTAGATATAACAGAACCGTTTGTTTCGTGTGGCTTTTGTCAGCGATATTAATTTTTTCAATAGGGTATACTCTATTAGGCTTTTTCTGAATACCCTGTTGATGATGCCGTCGATATGTGTATATTGAACTTAATCTTTAAAGTCAGAATCCCTCGCTTATTTTTTCAAGAAAGAATCCACTTCAGAAGATATTTCTTTGAATTTCGTGTGATGTAAATAGTGGTCGCCTTTAAGTACTTTTATCTCTCCATTTGGATTATCTTTTATCATGTCTTGATGTATTTTTTCCCAGTTGGGATCTGATTCAGTGCTCTCTGTTGCTAAAAAGTACATTACAGGGAAATCTTTTGGGTACTTCAGGTCAATTGTTTCTTCAAAGTTTTCTGGCATCTTTTTCCCTTCATCGGTCATCGCTTTAGACCCTAAACTACGCAAGTAGACATACTTAAATTGTTCTGATTTTTCAGCAGAGAGCTTTGGTATGTTAAATAACGACTCGTCTGCCTTTCCAAGAATCCTAAATATTCCAGATTTACTTAAAAATCTAACAGTTTCTTCCTGGTTGTCCCCTGCTTCTCCTTGCGACGGAAGACTACTGTCTATACCGATATAACCAGTTACTTCGTTCGGGTATTTATTAATATAGCTTAACGAATAAACCCCTGATATTGAATGAGCCATTAAATTATACTTACTAACGTTGATTTTTTCTAAAGCTTCATGTAATTCTTCATTGATGTTTTCAACTGTCCTCGGTTTGTCAGTATCGTCACTCATCCCATAACCTAAAGGTTCAACTACTATTACTTTGTAATTTTTCTCTAACTCTTCTGTTAATTGTGTGAAGTCAAGCTTAGGGGCAGCCGTCATGAATCCTGGCAGTATCACAATATTCTCATCACCGTTTCCAGAAACTGTCACATTCATTCTCCCACCGTTTACTTTCACCATCTCACCGTATGGAGCAATCAATTTGGCCTCTATTTTTAAATCTGATTTGTTGGTGAAATAAGTAAAAGCCAAAATCAATGTTGCAACAAGAAAAACCGCTCCAAAAATCATCCCAATTATTTTCAATACTTTTTTCATATCATATCTTCCTCTTCCGTTGTGAGATTTAAATTCTTGATTGAATTTATCATTCTCTCAGTAAACTCTTCATTTAATACGTCTACTTTACTCATTCTTAATATAGTACTTGCTGTATCGATTTTATCGAAAAAATTCTCAGGAGTAGTTACATAAAGAACATTTATAAACCACGTGCTGACAAGCAATAATATTACTTCTGACATTTGTTTAGGTTTCTCAACGTTCGTCGAACCGTCTTCATTCCCTTCAGTTATAAATCGAATTAGCCGTTCAATTGTTAGTTCATTAACCATGCGTATGTAGATCGAATAAAACGTCGTTTCGTTTAGTAGACCATAATATTTTGCAGTTTCTTCATGAGATGCTCTGTTAAACATTCCCTCAAATAAAGTTTCCTGGATTTTCTCAAGGCCCGATAACTCTTCGTTTAATTCAATTTTATCAAGTATGTCGTCTTTCGGAATAAATCCTCTCACTAGAGAGTTGATTATCTCTTCCTTAGAATTGAAGTGATGATATACCGCTCCCTTAGTCAGTCCATCCAATCTACTTACAATGTCAGATATAGAAGTATCTACATATCCTTTTTCAATAAATAGGTCGGCTGCTGTATCAAGTATCAACGTCTTGACTTCTTCAGCTGTGAGTTTTTTTGTCATAATATCCTTCCTCCTTCCTGAAACATTCAATCGGTATGTTTTTATTCTATTCGATTATCTCTTTTCTGTCAATCATTTATGATTTTAAAAAATAAGATGAAATTTATTTTGTGTTCCAAGTTTCTCTTTTTTTGACTACGGCTCTTATGTCAATAATTAGGACATAAAAATTCGAATACCTTTCGATAAACCAGCAATCACTCTCATTTAAGTATGAAGACTATAAAATGGGTTATATCAATGGCTTAGAAGCATTTACTAAAAGATATAAACAAAATTTTAGTTTAGTAGATTTAAATAAATACCTAATTGATTCTACAAAAGGTTTTAAAGGAAGTTATATAGACGGCTTTGTACTTGCATATAAAAGCAATCTTACAAAGTTAGAGAAGGAATTAAAACATTAATATATTGGGGGAATTAATTATGACTAACAATAGAGATATTGTTTTAAGACAAGTAAATAATTTTACTGGAACTTTATTAAACAAAGAAGCGGAAGCACTACCTAAAGGGTTTAATCCCCTTAGATTTAGACAAAATGCAATTACAGTACTTAACGATACAAAAGATATAGAGAAGCTAAAAGGGCAAGAATTTCAGATAGCTAGAACACTAATGAAAGGTGCTTTCTTAGGATTAGACTTCTTTAATAAGGAATGCTACTGCATCATATACGGCGGAAAACCAAGTTTTCAAACGGACTATAAAGGTGAAATTAAATTAGCTAAAAAGTACAGCATGAATCCTATAAAAGATATATACGCAAAGTTAGCAAGAGAAGGCGATGAATACGAGTCAGAAATTATAAACGGACAGCAAACTGTTCATTATAAGCCAAAGCCATTTAATAACGGAGACGTTAAAGGAGCCTTTGCAGTATGCCTGTTTCATGACGGCAGCATGTTACATGATGAAATGAGCAAAGAAGATATAGAGGAAACTAGAAGGAATTATTCAAAAATGCCTAATGGTCCAAGTTGGACAAAGAGTCCAGGAGAAATGTATAAAAAGACAATTTTAAATGCGGATGTTGCGATTATTGCAGGAGTACTAAAGTATAAAAAGGTCCAATTAGTTTTACAGAATTATAAAAGTAGGTGGTGGGATTGAGCGAAAAGTCAGAAGTGAAGATCGAAAACAATAGCATATTAAGCAATGGATATGGCTTAATCCCACAGATGGTGGCAAGAGATAAGACCATATCCATAGGAGCTAAAGGTTTATATTTCTATCTATCCAGTATTGCTGGTGCAAATGGGACATGCTATCCATCTAGAGATACTATAATGGATGAATTAAAAATAGCAAAAAATACATTTACAAAGCATCTTAATGAGTTAAGGATAGAGGATATATAAAAGTAACTCAAAATAGGATTGGTGAAGGTAAAATGTACAACAACATTTATGAGATAGTTTTTGATAAAAAGGCAATAGAAAAGATATGGATAACATCACTGTGTCTTAAAAATTGCGACACGGATGAAGTTATTGCGAATACTAAAGTTGCACCGCAAGTATTGAAATTCCAACAAATTCAACCGTGTCTCAAAATTTGACCGCACCGTGTCTCAAAATTTGCGACAGTAATAGTAACAATATTAATATTAATAAACCTTATATGTATATAGGAGAAGAAGAAAATAAAACTGTGGATAAAAATATATCAGAGTTTACAAGGCTATATGAGCAAAACATAGCACCTATATATCCAGCAACAAGAGATTGGCTTATAGAGACATCTAATGAATTAGATTTACCTTTGTTTAGAAGAGCAATAGAAATTTGTGTAGAGAAAGAAGCGACACAATTAGCGTATCTTAAAGGCGTATTAAGAAAATGGAGTATACGAGATATAAATACATATGAACAATTTCAGGCTTATGAAGTTGATCGTAGGAAACAGCAAGAATCTACGGAGAAAAAAATAACTAAAGAATCAAGCTATAAACCTAAGAAAACTAAGTTTCATAACTTCAATGAATCATTTAATCAGTATTCATCGGATGAAATGGACGAGATTATAAGGAAAAGCCAAAAGGCTAAGTTTGGATAAGAGGGGGACAACCCCTCTAGAAAGAGGCTAACAATGGAAAGAAAAGATAACGTTAAAAAAAATTAAATTTAATTAAAAATTTTATTAATAATAATACCTAAAATAATAATCCAAAATAATAAAATTGGAATTGAATAAATCCATTTCTGAGGCTTGCCATCCTTCCATAGATCTTTTGATTGTTCTTTACATTCATGCATAATATTTTCAGGAATTAACTTAATAGATAATGTAATTAGCAATGAAACAATTATAACATCATCAAGATATCCCAAGATAGGTATAAAATCTGGAATAAGGTCTATTGGAGATAAGGCATATCCTATTGTAGCTCCTATAATTAATTTAGCAGCTATAGGAGTATCTGTTCGTTTATAAGCAATATATAATGCAGAAAGATTCTCTTTTAACTCCTTTGATTTTTGTTTGAAATTCATCATTATAAAATTCATCCTTTCAATTGTTATAAACAAAATTATAAACAACAAAGGTTTTATAAACAAGACAATTGTTCCTTAAATAGTTATTTATGCATTATAAGTAAAAATTTAATCAGAAACTATTAGATCATTGAAATATTATTGAATAGATTTAGATTTTAATATTCTTGAGGCAATTAAACAGGCTGAGAGAGGTTTGGAGGGCGAACTTTATGAAATAATCATAGCAACTAGAATAATACTTGTCCTGATAGGGATAGGGGCGTTAATTTCTATGTTCTGTCTCGGGCGTTGGGCTGGACAAATGAGGTTTTATAAAAAATATAATGAAATTGTTTCGAAAAATAAAAGGCTTGAGAGAGATAACCAGTATTTGAAGGAAAAAGCAGGTTTGAATAATATAAATGATGATATGGGAGGTAAGTAATATTAAAAGGTGGAATTGACACATGGGAACGATTAAAGTCGAAAATTAATATAATAAATATTGTAAGTTACTTTAACATAATATGAATTTCATGCAAAGCATATAGTCTTACAAACAAATAAGATTGATTAAATTCAAATAATCTATCTAAAGGAGGATTGCAGAATGCTTAGACAAACATCCTGTGAATATCAGCATGAATTTACAAGGACACCTGTTATAGAGGTAGAACGTAGAGGGAATGATAAAGTTCTTATACATTATGACGTATATTTCTGTGAGTCATGCGGTTATACGTTTAAAATAATCACAGAGATAGCAGAAGTCAAAGACTACTATAAATGGATGTAGTTGCACTTAGAGGGTGCTTTTGCAAACACATAAGCACCTTCTTAAAATACAGAAATATGAGGGGAAGAATTGAAAGTAGAATTTACGATACCAGGAGAGTGTGTCAGTAAGGATAGACCAAGATTTAATAATGGACATGCTCGAACGACGATAAAACGAGATATTTTGAACAGTCAATAAAGTATTTGTATGGCAAGAGACATTATTTTGAGGGATTAATAAAAGTAAGTATTGATATTTACTCTAAGAAACCTAAGAAACCAAGTTATTTAAGACCAACAAAGAAAGATAAAGACAACATGGTTAAGGCTGTTTTAGATGGGTTAAATGGCAAGGCTTTTAAAGATGATAGGTACATATGCGAGTTACATGCTAGTAAATATTATAGCGATGAAGCAAGGGTTGAGGTTATTATAGAAGATTTATAGGAGTGATGTTATGGCTAACGATTTAGAAAAAGATTGTATTGAATTTACAGTTGAATTACTAAAAGGGCATAGGGAATTAAAACTACATTTGGAAGAATTAAAAAGGCTGTGCAAGGTATCTTGTGTTGGGGTGTAGCTATAGGAGTAAATCAAACTTTTAAACAGCTAAAGAAGGGGGAATAGTAAATGAAAATAGCAATTACAGTAGGACATAGCATATTAAGTACTAGTAGATGGAGTAGTAAACGAGTATCAATACTGCAAGGGCTTAGCACCAGTATTATCAGAGAAACTTACAAAAGAAGGACATACAGTAAATGTAATTATTTGCCCTGAGAAGCAATTTACTAGCAAGAGCCAAGAACAACCATATAAATTAAGTAGAATAAATGGTAAGTGTTATGACCTAGTTATAGAATTACATCTTAATAGCTCGGATAATAAAAACGCAAAAGGTGTAGAGGTTATATATTATCAAAATAGTTCAAAAGGTAAAGCTTATGCAGAGAGAATAGAAAAGAAAATAGTAGGGTTAGGTATAACGAGTAGGGGAGCTAAAAAACAAACTGAGTTTGTACAAAAGAGTTTTTATATACTAAGCGGAACAGATTGTCCAGCGGTTATAATAGAAAGCTTTTTCTGTACTAATAAAACAGAAGTAGATTTAGTTAATAAATTAGAGTACAAAGCTATTGCTATTGCTATATTGGAAGGCATACTAAATAAAACTATTGATGACATAATTAGTAAAAAATACACTAATGGAATAATCTATAGTGGAGATAGAGACAAAGCGGTTGCTATTATAATGAAAGAATTTCTCCCTAATTCTACTATAGTGGACATTGCAGATTACAAGAGTTATATATGTAGAAATGCTTACGCTATAGGTGGTGGAGCATCTAGGGGATTAGAGAAGTTCCCTGATAATGTAACTGAATTCGTTGGTAATGACTTTAAAGAGACATATAGAAAAGTGGTAGAGTGGTTGGAAAATAGAAAATATATGTAG